AAATGATGGCTAAGTATGCCAGTAAACGTGCGGGGATTGGATTGGAAATTGGTCGCCTACGCCCATTGGGCTCCCCTATTCGCGGTGGCGAAATCATGCACACTGGTATGCTGCCTTTTTTAAAGAAATGGTTCGCTGACTTAAGGAGTTGTTCACAAGGTGGAATTAGAAATGCTAGTGCTACTGTTTTTTATCCAATTTGGCATCATCAGTTTGATGATCTTATTGTGCTTAAAAATAATCAAGGCACAGAAGAAACACGAGTACGACACATGGACTACGGCGTGGTGCTCAGTGCTTTCTTCTGGAGAAGGTTTAAGGATAAAGGAGTCATTACGTTCTTCGATCCCAATGAAGTACCAGACCTTTATGAAGCTTTCTACAGAGACACGAAACGGTTTGAAGATCTATACACCAAGTACGAGAAAGTACCTAGTCTCCGCAAGAAAACTATCTCAGCAGAAGAAGTTTTTAAAGGTGGAATTTTAAAAGAACGTACAGACACAGGACGTATCTATCTTGTGTTTATTGATAATGTGATGAATCAAGGACCATTCGATCCAGAATGGCACACTATCTATCAAAGTAATTTATGCTGTGAAATTTTACTGCCTACTAAGGCGTTTAAGAGATTAGATGATGAAGAAGGACGTATTGCCCTATGCACCTTGGGAAGTATCAACTGGGGTGCCTTTCGTAATCCAGAAGATATGCGACGTGCTTGTCGCATTCTACAACGCAGTCTATGTAATATCTTGGACTATCAAGATTTCTTATCAATTCAAAGTAAACTAAGCAATGACGAAATTCAACCTTTGGGTATTGGTGTTACTAATCTTGCTTATTGGCATGCTAAACGTAATCTCAAATATGGAGAAGCCGATGCATTGGGAGAGGTTAAGACCTGGATCGAGCATCAAGCTTACTACCTAACCGAAGCTACAGTTGAACTAGCCAAAGAAAGAGGCAAGTGTAAAGACAGTGATAGAACAAGATATGGACAAGGTATTTTTCCTTGGGAACTACGTGCAGAGGGTGTTAACGAATTAGCTGACTTCAGTCCTGAACTTGATTGGGAGCCTCTACGTGCTGAAATGAAACAGCACGGTGTTCGCAATGCTACACTAATGGCTATTGCTCCAGTCGAAAGTAGCAGTGTTGTTATAAACAGCACAAACGGTATTGAGATGCCCATGAGCTTAATCAGTGTTAAGGAAAGTAAAGCAGGGTCGTTTACACAAGTGGTTCCTGAATATCACAGACTAAAAAACAAATATCAGCTGATGTGGGATCAGAGAGACTGTGCCGGTTATATCAAAACAGCAGCAGTGTTAGCAGCTTATGTAGATCAAAGTATTAGTACTAATACTTTCTATAATCCTGCTCATTATGCAGATCGTAAAGTTCCTACTACATTGATTGCTAAAAATCTAATGCAGGCACACTACTGGGGAATTAAGACTTTTTATTATAGTTTAATTAATAAGACAGGTGTTAAACTACAAGAAGATCTCGGCGAGCCAAAGATGAATGGCTATCACGAAATTAATATGGATCTACTAGATGATGCCGACTGCGAGGCCTGTAAGTTATGACATATAGTTTTATTAGAAATGTATTATTAGAAGGTAGACCTGATAAATTAGAAATTAAAAAACTGCCTTACGATTATGACGAACTTGATCCAGCTATTTCTGAAGAGACAATAAGATATCATTACGGAAAATTGGCTAAGACATATGCTGAACGCTACAACAATAACGAAGGCGATCCAGTGTTCAACGAAGCAGGAGTTTTTCTACACAATATTTTGTTTCAACAATATCAAGGACCAAGTGGGTCAAACAAACCTACAGGAAATATTTTAACTTTTATTGAAAAACATTTTAAAAGTTTTGATAATTTCAAAAAAGAATTTGAAAAAGAAGCAATGAGTATACAAGGCAGTGGTTGGGTATATCTTAGCAAGAGCGGTAAGATTAAAAAAATTGTAAATCACGAAATTAAAAAAGATATAGTATTGTTAATCGATTGGTGGGAACATTCTTGGGCATTAGACTATCAATCAGATAAAAAGAAATATTTAGAAAATCAATGGAAAATAATAAATTGGGATCACATCAATGAGCAAACAGCAATATAATTTAAACACTAAGACAGACTATCTATCACGTAAGATGTTTTTAGATCCAGAAGGTCCTGTTACTATTCAACGATTTGAAGAAGTGAAATATCCTAAGATTCAAAAGATTGAACAGACAGCTAGAGGATTCTTTTGGGTACCAGAAGAAATTAGTCTAACTAAAGATGCCGGAGATTTTAAAGAAGCCAGCGATGCAGTTAAACATATCTTTACCAGTAACTTGTTAAGACAGACAGCCTTAGACAGTTTGCAAGGGCGTGGACCCGCACAAGTTTTTACTCCTTGTGTTAGTTTGCCTGAATTAGAAGCACTAATGTACAACTGGAGTTTCTTTGAAACTAATATTCATAGCCGTAGTTACAGCCACATTATTCGTAACATCTACAACGTGCCTAAGGAAGTGTTTAATACTATTCACGATACACAAGAAATAGTTGATATGGCCAGTAGTGTAGGCAAGTACTATGATTTATTACACAGACTAAATTGCCGTAAAGAACTGACAGAGAATGTAACAGAAATTGAACATGTCAAAGCAATTTGGTTAGCATTGAACGCCAGCTATGCTTTAGAAGCTTTTAGATTTATGGTTAGCTTTGCTACAAGCTTGGCCATGGTAGAGAACAAGATCTTTATTGGCAATGGTAATATTATTAGTTTAATTTTACAAGACGAACTATTACATAAAGAATGGACTGCTATGCTTATCAATGCAGTGGTTAAAGAAGATGAAAGATTCGTTCGTGCCAAAATAGAATGTGAAGCAGAAGTATATGCTATGTATGAAGATGTAATCAGAGAAGAAAAAGCGTGGGCAGATTATTTGTTCAAAAAGGGTCCTGTAATTGGACTTAATGCAAATATCTTAAAAGATTTTGTAGATTACACAGCAGCCGCGGCTCTAAAAGAAATTGGCATTAAGTATCAAAGTCCTGCACCGAAAACTACACCAATACCTTGGTTCAACAAGCACAGCGACACTAGTAAGAAACAAACTGCCTTACAAGAGAACGAGTCGACTAACTATGTTATAGGTGTTATGTCAGATGCTATAGATTATGAAGAGTTGCCAGTATTATAATGAAAAAATTAGCCATAGTTGGTGCTGGAACAGCCGGAATACAAGCATTGTGTCATTTTTTATCATACTTAGATGAAACATGGCAAGTAGTGTGTATTCATGACCCTTCTACGAAAATTTTTGGTATAGGAGAAAGTTCTAATCCTTCTTTCATCGCAGCTCTTCAAACTGGTGCAGATTTTGATCTAGTCTTTGATTTAGATAAATTAGACGGAACATTAAAGTTAGGAAGTCTATACAAAGATTGGAGAGAAGCTGATTTTCTTAATCCGTTTTTAGCAGGATCTTTGGCGATTCACTTTGATTCGGAAAAATTGAAATCATTCATACTGCCTAGATTAGTAAAAAAATGGAAGGAAAAGTTATCTGTCATAGAAGGCAAGGTAACATCGGTAAATCAAACTAACGAATCTGTGTTTCTATCTATCAATAACATCGACTATTCTTTTGATTATGTAATGGATTGCACAGGATTTCCTTCTAATTTCGAAAACTGCGTAGTCTTAGAAGATTTCACGGTAAATCATGCATTGATACATAATGTTAGACAACCCGGCGACTGGCACTATACCGGACATACTGCTACTCCAGATGGGTGGATGTTTGAAATACCCTTAACTTTCAGAAGAAGTTATGGTTATATGTTTAATGACAAAATTACATCTATAAATGATGCCCGAGCAAATTTTTCTCAACTCATTAATATACCTTTGGAACAATTAGATAACATCGAATACACTTTTAAGTCTTTTTATAGTAAAAATATTTTAGATAACCGAATTATAAAGAATGGCAATGCTGCAATATTCTTCGAACCATTATTTGCTAATTCTATTTTTAACTATGATAGAATTAATAGAATTTTCTTTGATTATATAACCCAGAAAATGTCTGCAGATAAAGTTGAATCTGATTTTCGATCTCTTGCAGAACAAGTTAGAGATATGATAGCTTACCATTATATTGGAGGTTCTACATATGATACAGACTTTTGGAAAATTACTTCTGAAAAAACAAAACCAATAGTTTTCAACTCTGTTTCATTTAATTTTTTTAAAGATTCATTAAAAAATATAACTAAAAATAAAAGTTATAGTTATGGAACTGGTAATAGTTGGTGTTTTAATGAACCTGCACTACTATTATTAGATAAAAATTTTCAATACAATTTTTATGTAGATGGAACAGAACATTTTATAGTATGAAAACACTAAGAGAATATATTAATTTGGTCACAGAAGAAGCCATAGAAGATAATTGGTTTAAAAGTGGAGGATTTAAAACTTATAAAAAACCAAATCCTGTCCATTATGAAACAGCTACAGATTCAGGAACAATCGATACATTAGAAGGTCCTGTTAGATATGAAGCTGGTCATAAAATTATTACTGGCCCTAAAGGAGAAAAATATCCTGTAAGTCCAGAATCGTTTTATGACAAATATGATGTAGATGATGAAAATACAGCAACACCTAAAAAAATAATTAAGTATGCTAAATTAGCAGACCATGATGGAGTATTACATACATCTTGGGGAGATCTAGAATACACAAAAGGAAATGATTATATAGTAAGACATGGCGAAGGAGATTATGGTGCAGTTAAAAAAGACATCTTTCATCAAACTTACGATACATCAAATATAAAGGATAAAGAATGAAAGCAGTAGTATGGAGTAAGTACCATTGTCCGTTTTGTGATCAGGCCAAGGCTTTGCTCACAATGAAAGGCATTGAATTTGAAGAAAAGAAAATTGGAGATGGATTTTCCAAAGAAGATTTATTAGAAGCAGTTCCAACAGCACGTACAGTTCCGCAGATTTTTTTAGATGGAAAATTAGTCGGTGGATTTACAGAACTTAAACAATATTTGAAAGGCTAATATGTTATTAGAAAAAACAAGATTTGATGAAAACGATGTAGTTACAATTAAGTTAATGTCAGGCGAAGAAGTTATAGGTAAATTTGTCAGTGATGATGAAAAACATTTTACATTGGATAGGCCTTTAATGTTAGCTATGAGTCAAAAAGGAATAGGAATGGCTCCTATACTAGTCACCGTGAATCCAGAAACAAAATTAAGATTCAATAAAAATGCAGTTATAGTTGCCGCACATTCAGATGACGAAATTGCTAAACAGTACATATATCAAACTACAGGTATTCAACCTGTAACTAACGGAGGGATAGTTTTATAATGCCATCAGTAGCTAGAATCGGGGATACTATATCAACTGGGCACGGGTGTGATGGAACAACTACATTAACCAGTCCATCAACTAACGTATTTGCTAATAGTAAAGGTATAGAAAGACAGGGAGACCCTACTGTCGTTCATCGTTTAACAGGTAGAGGTTGTTCAGTCACTCATACTGCCGTTATAAATGTAGGATCTGGGAACGTGTTTGTAAACAATAAAGCAATCGGAAGAGTTGGAGATTCAGCCGATGCCGGTGCTATTACATCCGGATCACCAAATGTATTTGCCAATTAAGTTGACTTTCGACCAACAAATCGTTATGTTTAATTCATGAAGAAAAAAATTATTTTAACTGATGCCGACGGTGTAATTTTAGACTGGGAATGGGCATTTAGAATTTGGATGCAAGAACGAGGATATAAACTTATCCCTAATGGGCATTACAGCTATCACTTTCACGATCATTTCGAAAATTTAACTCAAGAAGATTCTAAGAAAATGGTAAGAACTTTTAACGAAAGTGCTGCCATAGGTTTCCTTCCTGCATTAAGAGACGCTGCACACTATGTTAAGAGACTACATGAAGAACATGGTTATCAATTTCATTTAATCACTAGTCTAAGTAAAGATGAAAATGCACAGCGTCTTAGAGAAATGAATATAAAAAAAATCTTTGGATCTAACACATTTGAAAAATTTATTTTTTTAGATACTGGCGGAGATAAAGACGAGGTTTTATCTAATTATAAAGACAGCAACTTATTCTGGATTGAAGATAAGCCAGAAAACGCAGATGTTGGATACAAATTAGGTTTAAGATCTATTTTAATGGAACACGGACATAATATGAATCATGCGTGTTCTTATCCAATTGTAAAAAATTGGAAAGATATATATAACATTATAACCCAAGGAGAAAATAATGAGTAAGTATCAAGAATTAGTAGCATTAGTAGAATCAATGGAAGGCGACTTCGAAAAGTTTTATGACAAAGGTGTAGGCAGTGCTGGCACTCGTGTGCGTAAAGGACTACAAGAATTATCTAAGTTTTGTAAAGATGTGCGTAACGATGTAACTGCTGTCAAAAACGAACGTAAAGAATCTAAAACTAAATAATTTATAGGAGGCCAATATGGGTTATAGAGCTAAAACAAAAACCAAAGCAGCAGCAAGACGTGTTTTACGTAGAAAAGGAAGAATTTAAAATGGCTAAAATACTTAGAGAAAGAGCAGCAAAAACAAAAGCAGCATCAAGAGCTAAAACTACGAGAAGAAAGAAGAGCAAATAATGGCTTATTCGGATCAAGTTGTAGACCACTACGAAAATCCACGTAATGTTGGAAAACTTGATAAAGATGATCCAAGCGTGGGCACCGGGTTAGTTGGTGCACCTGCTTGCGGAGATGTACTTCAACTTCAAATCAAGGTAGAGGACAATGTTATCACAGATGCTAAATTTAAGACATATGGTTGCGGTTCGGCGATCGCATCTTCGTCGCTTGTCACTACGTGGCTTAAGGGAAAGAGTCTGGATGAGGCGAATTCGATTAAGAATACCCACATTGCGGAAGAACTCGCGTTACCTCCTGTCAAAATCCACTGTTCCATATTGGCGGAAGATGCAATTAAAGCAGCATTAGCAGATTATAAATCAAAAAATGATACAGCTAACAGAAATAGCAGCGAAGAAGGTACAGCAACAACTATCTAAAAGAGGTCGAGGCCTTGGCATAATGATTGGTGTAAGAACCACCGGTTGTTCAGGCCTCGCCTATAAATTAGAGTATGTTGATAATCCTCCGGTAACACGTGATTATATGACATACGATAGCAATGGAATAAAAATTTGGGTCAACGGCCGAGACTTACCATACATTGATGGAATGACTATGGATTGGCGACGTCAAGGTCTCAATGAAGGTTTTGATTTTATTAACAGTAAAGAAAAGGACCGATGCGGTTGCGGTGAATCATTTAGAATCTGACTATGTGGACTAGAGAAGATACCAAAAATTGGTTATTTCAAATAGAGCATAGGATAGAAGATTTTGAATATTATCTAAAACAAACCGAAAATTGGTGCGAGCTTCATGGCATCATCAACGATGCACAGTTGTTTATGTGCTACACAATGACCATTGTTTGGGTCAGTTATATGAGAGGCGAAAAACTAACCAAAACAGAAGTATTTGAAATTTTAGGATTCGAACAGCCTGATTTTTCGAACGACTTATATGAATTGGGTATAGAATTTCAAGACCTCGATCACGAATCATTGCTATATAAAGTGTGCAAAAATTTCGCTGAAGATTGACATTTACCAAAATTTGTAATATAATACATGTTTTAACACTTCAGGAGACATATTTTGACTATGCATTTGGAAGGCCCGTGGCTATCAACTACAGGCAAGCGAAAAGGCAAACAGAAATTTAGAAATTCCGAAGAGGCACAAAAGGCAAGACAATTGGACGAAGATTGGAAAGAATTACAGAAAAAATGGGGCTTTGAAGCTGAACAGAAGCGTAAAAAACGTGCGATGTCAGCAAGTACTTACGTAGCACCGAAACCGTTTCATAGAGGTGCAGATCAGCCCAAAATCCCAAGTTTACCATTTACTGGTGGTGCTTGTACTAAGCCTGAACAAAAGGTTTATACAGGTACAAAAGTAAAAGGAATCGGTACTATGCACAAGTCTAATGCAGTTCCTATCTTCAGTGATGAAGAAGCAGTTGACATTAGCAAAATGCGTAGATAATTCATTTTCAATCGAGATAATTAATTAACGGTTTGAAAAAAGAGAACTTATGGCCCTCGGATTTCAGCCCACAGCAGTTTTTAATATTTTTTGGACGGCTGGTGTGTAGCGATACACATTAACTAATAGGAGGATTTAACTATGGAAAAATATCTAAGAATTGGTATGCTCGTGCTGGGCGTATTCTTAGTAGGATCAGCAATACAGGCTATTACCAAAAATCGTATAGCCTACTATAAACAAGTCGAAATAGCTACTCAAGCAAAAATTGAAGCTAAAAATCGAGAACTTGTTGCTCTAAAAGATAGAGAGCGTCAATTAGAATGTTTGGCAAGAAATGTTTATTTCGAATCTGGATCAGAAAGTTTCGAAGGAAAAGTGGCAGTGGCCCAGGTTACTTTGAATAGATCAAAGCATCCTAACTTCCCAAATGATATTTGCCAAGTAGTCTACCAAAAAACATATTTTGACAAGTATGTTGTTTGCCAATTTAGTTGGTACTGCGAGAATGGTGGCAGACCAAAAATTAAGCATCCTGAGTTGTACAAAGAAAGTTATGAAGTTGCTAAAAAAGTTCTTTTGGAAAACTTCCGCTTATCTTCAATGAAAGATGCTATGTACTTTCATGCCGTTTATGTTAACCCAAATTGGGGTAAGGAACGGATTGGTGTAATCGGTAATCATGTTTTTTATAGGGATCGAAATGTCAAGAGTTAATAGATGGATCGAACACACTAAATTTGTGTTTACTAAACGAATTGGTGTAATTAGTTCAGAAACTATGGCTTGGTTGGCCAATATCATGTTACATGCTGCAACTATTCCTAGTTTGTTAGCAGTTAGCATGAGTCTTACAGATAAACTACCTAGTGTAGATTTGGTTTTACTTACTTGGGGTGCATTGACTTTGCTATTTGCCAAGGCAGTGATTATCAAAGATATGCTCAATGTTGCAACAATTGGTTTTGGATTTATCATTCAAAGTGTATTAATGATGTTGATTTTCTTTAAATAACCAAAAGTTGTTGACATTTGAAACCTTCTATAGTATTATATGTACTGTAGAAGGTTTTTTATTTTTAACACACAGAAAGGCACATATGAAAAAGGCATTTGTAGTTACTACTGTAGCACTTACCCTTACCGCTTGTTCAAGCATGAGTACTCTTCAAACCGAAAATGTTGAAAAGAAACAAGTACCCACTTGGTATCTAGAACATGCCGATACTGGAACTGAATCTAAAGGATTAAAGTTTTGGGATCGAGAAGGCATGTTTTATGCAGTAGCAGAAGATGTTAGTCCAAGTATGGAAATGGCATTGAAAAAAGCTACGCTGAAAGCAAAGGCCAAAATTGTAGACCGAGTCAACGGTGAAATGAACAACCGCACAACTTTGGTATATGGTGAATCTGGTTCTCCAGATGCTCCTATTGGTCGTGCCGAATCACAAGATGTTATTGTTAACCTTATTGCAGAAAGTGTTCTTAGAACTTATGGTCTAGAAAAGAAGATGGTAATTTGGAATCCAGAACTAAGAAACTATCGTGCTTTTGTACTAATGAAAATTAGTAAAAAAGATGTAGAAACTATGGCAGCACAATATGATCAAAGCAAACAGGTCAAACTACAGAATCGAGTAGCAGGCAAAACTGTAGACGAAACTGCTAGAGAAGTTCTTGAACAAGCGAGAAAATAATGGTACGCTATCTTGTTCTAGTATGTAGTGTGAGTCTCGCGGCTTGCACTACATATTCTCCACGTGCTCAATCTGAACAATACTGCGACCTTAAATCGGAAACAGTGGTCATTAAAGGTAAACACGGACAAGTTCAGGATGAGAGAACTATCGAGGTTATGAAGTGTAATGATAATCAGGTAGACAGATTGTTTCATGCACAAAGTGGTATGGCACAAAATTGTGGCGAATACAAATATTTTATGACACTTAATAATCGACCAGTAGAACGGAGAGGATATGCCTGCAAAAAATTTGATGGTACTTACGAAATTGTGCCTCATCCTAGTATGTACCAATAGTTTTGCTCAAAGTTGGGAAACACCAGTTTACGAAAATTGGCAACGTTCTGACAATCTTCCTGGATTTTTCTTTAACATTACTAAATGGTTTTCAAAAAGATTAAAACCTGAAGATGCAGCAATGCATACTCAAAGTGTATATCATGCATTGAACAATCTAGAAAATGGTGAACTGGTCGAATGGTTTAATCATAGAACAGATGCACAGGGCAAAACTAGAATCGTTTACACTTATCCAGGTAGTGGCAACATTTGCCGCAGAGTACATAGTTGGGTAAGGTTCGGTGCAGACGAAAAAAGTTTTCAAGATACTGCCTGTTATAATAATACAACAAATAGTTGGAATTTTATCGATAAATATTGACTATGAAAATTACATTTGCCGATAAAGGTATAGCATGGCTTGCCTTATTAAGCGGCCTTTCCATTTCTGCTGTTGCAGTTTACTATTCAGTCGCAGGACTGATTAGTATTTTCGCCGCCGCGGCGATTCCTATTGCTATTATGGGAATAGTGCTTGAACTCAGCAAATTAGTAGCCACTGTTTGGTTAAAACAAAACTGGTTCATTGCACCAAGATTAATTAAGGCATATCTATTAATTGCAGTTACCATTTTAATGGTAATTACATCCATGGGTATCTTTGGTTATTTGTCCAAGGCCCATTTAGATCAAGCAGTACCTACAGGCGATGTTGTTGCCAAAGTCGCATTAATAGATGAAAAGATTAAAACAGAACGTGATAACATTGATGTTGCTAAAAAAGCACTACTGCAAATGGATGCACAGGTCGATGCTAGACTAAGTCGCAGTGACGATGAACGTGGTGCAGAACGTGCAGTACAAATTCGTAAAGCACAGGCCAAAGAACGTGCCAGCTTACAAGCAGATATTGCAAAGAGTCAAAAAGCTATTGCAGCATTAAACGTTGAACGTGCTCCAATCGCTAGCGAGTTACGCAAAGTAGAAGCCGAAGTAGGCCCGATTAAATATATTGCGGCTTTACTTTATGGTGATAATCCGGATCAAAATGTTTTAGAACGTGCTGTACGTTGGGTAATAATTTTAATTGTTATCATTTTTGATCCACTGGCAGTTGTGATGTTATTAGCTAGTCAGTATAGTTTCCAATACTTTAGACGAGTCAAGGAGGAAGAAGATGCTGCTGCCGATATTATTACCGCACCTGATAGTGTACCTGTGGGTGGACCTGTGGTTGGAAATGAACCCGTGGTTGAACAACCTATCGAACAACCCGTCGAAGAATCCGCAGAGCCAATAGTTGAATCTCAACGTGTAGAATATACAAGTCCTGGTCCTTGTCCACATTGTGGCAAGCATTTAATTGTCGCTCCTGGTATTGATACATTCTGTCCTGATAAAGAATGTGAATATAATAAATCAGGCAATCCAGAAGTTGATGCTTTCTTCGCTCATTTAAGAGAAACGGCCAAAGAAATAGACGAAGGCAAATATGAAGCCGATGATGGTCCATTGACTGATGAGCAAATTGCTCAATTACGTGAACAAGCCGAAGAAGATCTTCCTAAAGGCGATATAGTTAAAACTGATAACTTGTTCGAAGAGAATCAAGAACCATATCCTTTCCCTATGCAACGTCCTATAGAAGGAGATGCTAAGTTAGAACAGGACATTATTAATAGTATGCCTGTTTTAGAAAATGAAGAAACTTGGACTCAAAGAGTTATAGATGAGCAGGATGATCCCGAAGACACAGATGCAAAACGTCAATGGAAATTAGAAAATCCTAATGACACAATTAAAAGACAACGAGCATTATATGAAAAAGGTTTAATTGATCATCTTCCTTGGGAAACCATAGAAAAATTTGACGAAGAAAAAACTGCTGATAAAATAACATATGTTCAGAACCAAGAACAGAATCAAGAATCAATTTGGCAGCAAATTAAGAAAAATCAAAGCTAAGTAAAAGATGCATATTGGAAAAATTAATTTAATCACAGCACCTGACAGATTATATAATTCGAATATTTCGTACCTTTTGGTGAAACCTAGTGCCAAACTGAAAATTCAATTTCAGCATAATCTAAAACAAATAGATGACGATGTTAATGTTTACATTTTTGATGATACAGAAACTGACATCGATTGGCTGTTAAGTGTAGGCAAGATTGCAGATTTCATTATTGTAGATATAGATAATTGTGATTATCAAACAAAATTGTTTATATCGCTTTTGCTGATTCAACCAAATTCTTACTACCTAACTAGTGACGAATCTACTCCTTGGTCTTTAATAAGTAGGAATAGGATTTTTAATTTGGACTGGGTATTAGAAGTTTTAAATGGAGATGACGAGGAAGACGATGCCTAAAAAAGGAACTACAGTAATCCTTAGAGATGGAGACGATGTAAACAAGGCTCTAAGAAAATTAAAAAACAAAGTCGAAGAAGGCGGAGCATTAAAAGCTCTTCAAAAGAAAGAACATTACGAAAAACCCACAACTGCTCGAAAGCGTAAAAAAGCTGCTGGCAGAGCACGTTTCTTAAAGAAATTAGAAAAAGAACAATTACCAAAAAAGTTGTTTTAATTAACAAAATCTAGTACAATAAAATTTTAGAAAGAATTTATGCTATCTGATATAATGATAGATTTGGAGACCTTGTCTACTTCAACAAATGCATCGATATTAACTATCGGTGCTGTAAAATTTGATCCGTTCAACAACGATATCGATAATTCTACTTGCGAGAAGTTTTATCTAAAAGTAGACTTAGATAGTTGTGATGCACTAGGCTTAGATGTAAGCGAAGATACATTAGAATGGTGGAGTAAACAAAGTAAAGAAGCACAGGAAGAAGCTTTCAGTACAGACAATCGAATTCATATAAGAGAAGCATTTAATCAATTGTATAAATTTTGTTGGGGAGCCAAGCGTGTTTGGAGTCATGGTGCCGCTTTTGACATTGTTATTTGCGAAAACGTTTTTAGAAAACTTAATAAGGCAGTCCCTTGGAACTTCTGGGAAGTTAGGGATACTAGGACGCTTTTTGATTTAGGGATTGACCCTCAAAGACCTCCAGTGCTTAAACACCATGCTTTAGAAGATGCTTGGAATCAAGCAGTAGGCGTACAAAATGTATTTCAAAGGTTACGCAGCAGCACACAATTTAATGGAAAACTGATTCAGCCCTTGGCTAATCAGAGATAAATAAAATTGTATATCGCCATACGGGTTATACAAAGGACATGAGTCCAAACAATCTTGCTTAATTAAGGAGAAAATGTATGAGCAAAATCATTGGTATCGATTTGGGTACAACAAACAGTTGTGTAGCAGTAATTGAAAATGGCACAGTTAAAATTATTGAAAACAGTGAAGGTGCCAGAACTACTCCAAGTATCGTCGCATACACAAACGAAGAAATTTTAGTTGGAGCACCAGCTAAACGTCAAGCAGTAACTAATCCTAAAAACACAATCTATGCAGCCAAGCGTTTAATCGGCCGCAAATTTAAAGAACAAGCAGTACAAAAAGATATCGATTTGATGCCTTACGAAATCACAGAGGCTAAAAATGGCGATGCATGGATTCGTGCTAACGACAAAGAATTAGCACCTCCTCAAATTTCAGCAGAAGTTCTACGTAAAATGAAAAAAACTGCTGAAGACTATCTTGGTGCAGAAGTTACTCAAGCAGTTATCACCGTACCTGCATACTTCAACGACAGTCAACGTCAAGCAACTAAAGATGCTGGTAAGATTGCTGGATTAGAAGTTCTACGTATTATTAACGAGCCTACCGCAGCAGCTCTTGCATATGGTGTAGATAAGACTGACAAGAAAGATCGTAAAGTTGCTGTTTATGATCTAGGTGGTGGTACTTTTGATGTTTCCATTATTGAAATCGCCAATGTAGATGGCGATAAACAAATCGAAGTACTAAGCACAAATGGTGATACATTCCTTGGTGGCGAAGATTTTGATAATCGTATTATGGATCATCTTGTTTCCGAATTTAAAAAGGAACAAGGAATTGATTTGAGTAAAGACGTTATGGCACTACAGCGTCTAAAAGAAGCAGCAGAACGTACAAAGATTGAATTAAGTAATAGCACACAAACTGACGTTAACCTTCCTTATATTACCGCAGATGCTACAGGTCCTAAACATCTTAATATTAAAGTAACTCGTGCAAAATTAGAGAGCTTAGTCGAAGATTTGATTCAACGTAGTCTTGCTCCTTGTCGTCAAGCATTAAATGATGCAAAAGTAACTGCCGCCGATATCGATGAAGTTATTTTAGTTGGTGGTCAAACACGTATGCCTAAGGTGCAAGAAGAAGTTGAAAAACTATTTGGCAAGACACCACGCAAAGATGTTAACCCTGATGAGGCAGTGGCTGCTGGTGCTGCGGTACAAGGTGCTGTGCTAGGAGGAGATCGTAAAGACGTTCTACTATTAGATGTCACTCCATTAAGTCTTGGTATTGAAACTATGGGCGGTATCTTTACTAAATTAATTACTAAGAATACAACTATTCCTACCAAAGCTAGTCAAGTGTTTAGTACTGCGGAAGATAATCAGCCAGCAGTTACTATCAAAATTGCACAGGGTGAGCGTGAAATGTTCGCTTATAATAAATCATTAGGCGAATTTAACTTAGAAGGTATTGCACCTGCACGTAGAGGTGTTCCTCAAATCGAAGTTACAATTGATATCGATGCCAACGGCATTATGCATGTTAGTGCTAAAGATAAAAACACAGGTAAGGAAAATAAGATTACCATTAAGAGTGACAGTGGTTTAACTGCTGAAGAAATCGAACGTATGGTACAAGATGCAGAAGTTAATGCAGAAGAGGATCGTAAACAACGTGAATTAATCGAGGCACGTAACAACGCCGAAGGTATAGTACATAATCTTCGTAATGATATGAAAGAAGTAGAATCAAATCTTACCGAAGAAGAAAAAACAAAGATTAACGAGGCTTGTCAGGCAGCAGAAGAGGCACATAAAGGCACAGATAAAGAAAAAATTAATGAATGTATTTCAAAGCTTTTCGAAGTTCAACAAATCATTGCAACAGCGAAAAGTAAAACCGAATCTTCAAGTGGAAATTCCGACGAAGTTGTAGTTGATGCAGAATTCAAGGAAACCACTTAAGACTTATATTTGACGCCTTTGGGTCAAATATTGTATCTTGCTTAATTTAAGGAGAAATCAAATGACAATGAATGGTACAGTAGCACGTTTTGATACAACAGCATTAAACAAAGCTTTAGTAGGATTTGACAGATTGTTCGATACTTTCGAATCAAGATTTGCAAATCAGTTATCTACTAACTATCCTCCGCATAATATTGTTAAAACTGACGACACACATTATCAAATTGAAATAGCAGTTGCTGGTTTCAAAAAACATGAGATAAATGTTGAAGTTGAACAAGACATGCTAACAGTGAGGGGAGAATCAGAAGCAACTAACGAAACTTTAACTAGACAATACCTACACCGAGGTTTAAGTAGCAGAAGTTTTGTAAGAAGTTGGCAACTAGCAGAACATATGGTTGTAAATGGAGCCGAGATTAAAGACGGAATCTTAACTATTAGCCTTGAATATATTATTCCAGAAGAAAAGAAAGCTCGAGTAATTGACATTGTAGAAGTTAAGTAATATAATAAGGGGAAAGTTTAACTTTCCCCTAATTTTTATGGAGGCAGTGATGGCAGTAGATTCTGATGTAAAAATCGACGAAAAAATTAAACAAAAATATCAAGAACCGAAAAAGTGGAAAGTCATATTTCTAAACGACGATTACACTCCGATGGATTTCGTTATAGAAGTATTAACAGAAGTTTTTAAACATAGCCAAGAAACTGCAAAAGAGATCACTATGGAGATACATAATAGTGGTAGTGGTATTGCAGGTGTTTATACATTCGACATAGCAGAAGCCAAAGCTGTCGAAGTAACCACAGTTGCTAGATCACAAGGATTCCCACTCCAAGTTAAAATGGAAGAAGAATGAGTTTACGTGAAATAACCAAAGAGTTACATGCAGACGCAGAAAGAACTATATTTGCTAAAAAACTTGTAACAGGATCATTTACTAAAGAAGAATATGCTAACTATCTTTGGCAAATGGTTCTCGTTTATAACGGAATAGAAACTTCGGCAAATAGTCAAGGTATGTTAAAAAACTTACCTGACATTGAACGAGCACACAAAATCTATCAAGACTGTATCGAACTAGTAGGTAATAATCATAATCTTAAGTGGTTGCCAGAAACTATTGAATATTATCAATATGTACTAGCTCTTAACTATGACACTGAAAGACGTCATTTAGTTAAAGCACACTTGTATTGTCGTCATATGGGTGATTTATTTGGCGGACAAATTATTGCTAAAAAATGTCCAGGCCAAGGCCGCTTTTATCAATTCAAAGATGCTGAAAATTTGAAAACTGCTATAAGAGCAGAGTTAACAGATGACTTAGGCGACGAAGCCAAAGTTGCTTTTCAATGGGCAATTAAAATTATGAAAGCTTTGGTAAAAGATGAGTGATGTTTGGAATACACTAATTGGCATACAGAATTTACTAGAAGACAAATTTAATGAAACCGGCAGAGAAATACATGAGCCTGGCATGGATCGTTTTAACCAGCCTGGTTGGGTTAATCGCGTATGGAGTGGCGAACGTTATCGCAGAGCACACATAGATGTCGTTGATGCCAGAGAAACAAAAGGTCTTTGGATGATGCATTGCTGTGTTTTTCCACATATCCATAATCCTGCTCCAATATATGGATTTGATGTAATAGCCGGTAAGAACAAAATTACCGGTTGTTTTCACGATTTCAGTCCAGCAGGCGATCACGAACATCCCTTAATAGATTGGTTCTCTGCTGAAGCGGCCAAATTACGGTGGAATAAAACTAGAAAATTACCAGATTGGGCAGAGCGTATTTTTACTGGTAGTATGATAGCTGCGGGCAACGTTCAAGACGAGAATGAACTAAATCAGATATTTGATATCGCAAATCGTAGTATAAGACACTATCTGAATTGTGTAGCCGAATCTAATTTTACACATAAAAACACTATACCTAATCAGAACTATTACTGCGAAAATCAAAAACAAAACCCGCATACACCCAAAGTTATGGCTAGTTTAGGGCTCGATGAAGAAGATGTGCGTGTTTTTATACAGGACTGCTTGTTCCCTGAAATACGCTAAATATTAGACTATGCGAGCAAATGAATTCTTAGTAGAAGCTACCCTATCTAGCGGCACAACTTTCACTAGTTGGCCAACATATCTTCAAGGACTTTTATCCGGCAACATAAGTTTAGGTACTTCGGGTGAAAAAGCACAAGGTTTAGAATTAGATTTAGAATCTAAAAATGCAGTTAAATCACTAATTGATGGAGTTTATACTGCAACAGACAAAGGGCAATATGCTCTGCAAATAGCAAATACTGTTTTAACTTTTACCAATGGAACACAGGCAAAAATAAGTCATATATTTAAAAGTCCTGGACTTAAAGGTTCAACAGATGCTATTCCTGCTCTTCAAACAAGAACTGCTGGATTAGTAGCAGAAGCACTACTTGGTGTAGCCATGTATGCCAAATTAATTTCAAGAGGCGGTGACCTTACAGCAGAAATTACTTCAGAGGATGTCTGGAATATTGTAGGTAGAATTAAACCACAAGGATCAGATTCTTTAGTAGACAACGTAAAAGACATTGATAATAAAGTTTCAGATTCTATAAGCCTTGTTATTACTCTAGCAACAGATATTCAAGAAGTTTTAACGAATCCAAAATATCAGTCGATGTTTAAAGAAAAAGTCCAGAGTTGGTGTAACTATGTGAATGCAGATCTTTCACAAAAATATGCAGACACTTTGTACAAAAATAATAGACCAGATAACGTTACTATTAGATTAGCAGGTAAAGAAGGCGGCAAGGTCGATGTGCTGATAAATGTTCTTGACAAAGAAGGTCGTCCAACTAAAAAATTAGCACAAGTAAAGTTAAGTGTTAAATTATCTGACAGTCTAATTGGTCAACAAGCAAGAGGTAAAACACACGAAGAAGTATATGTTAATTTAGAAAAATTATTTGATCCTTTAGGTGTAGATTTATCTTTAAAGAAAGCTAAAATTTTAAAAGCAGCATTGACATCAGGCATACATAATCAATTTGCAGGTGCAATGGAAGTTGCATATAAAGAAGCTGCTAATCAGTTATCTAGAATTGCTAAGGGAGAAAAAAATGATGTGTCCTTAGCACAACGAGTTGCAAAATTAACAGACTATCATGCCACAGCAAATGACCCTGAAATACAAGTAATCGAACAAAGCCCTGGCGGTGACTATAGATTGTTAAACTACAAAGGGTTAAAACAAGTTTTTGCTAAAAATAATATAGATGTAGCTATTGATTATTCTGCAGGAGTTTCATCCAAAATTCAGGAAGGCTCTATGCCTAGAATAATTTTTTATGATAAAAATACTCCTGGTAAAGCTGGAAAATTAGTTGAGATTAGATACAGGGCAAGAGGAAATTATGCTAATCATATAATTGAGCCTGGGTCGTTGCTAAAGGAATTAGCAGCATATAATAGATTTAAGAAATCTAAGTAAATAAAATTATGAAAACACTACTAGCTGCCATCTTACTGGCCACTACAGCCGTGGCAGCTACAGCTGAACCTCGATCAAAACAAGTTAAGTTCGTGTGTGCAAGTTTTGAAGATCTTGAAGCGACCATAGAAAGATACGGTGAAAAAATGGTTATAGCTACACAAGCTCCTAACGAACTAACTGTAAACATACTTTATGTAAATTTAGAAACACAAACTTCAAGCTGGATTTTACATGATTTACGAACAGACGAATATTGTATGGTCGGCGTAGGTAAAGCTATACACATTCCAGATGATAGTCCGCTTAAACAGGACTCTGTGAAAGGAACAAGAATAATTTATAAGTAAGCCTGGAAATTCCAGGCTTTTTTTTGGAGTGAAATATGACATGGTTCGCACATAGACCTAAAAAATACCCAGTACCACCCTCACCCCCAGAGCCACACAGAACACCGCAAAGATAAAATAAATACTGAATGAGATTCAGTGAAATTAAAGAAACTGTAGAAGACAGTTCAATGATCAATCGTTTGGCCAATGCTGTGGCCAAATGGATGTATCAAAATGAACCAGCAGAATATCCTGTTCAATCTATTGGAAAAATGACAGGTATTAAAGATACTCCTTTAAGTAAATTAGGAATTACATTTGATTACCTAGAAAAAGATACAGTAGCAGAATATCATAGAGAACACGAAAGTAAACCTATGATTGTTGTAAATCTTGATGAATGGCACGATGAAGATTATGCCAGCATTGCCGAATATGTAGCACATGAATTAAGACACGCATTAGACGATGTGAAATTTAAAGGTAAACATCATGTAAGTTACTGGGCAGCACAAGATAGATATCAGCAGCCTAAAAATAAAGATGAACCTTACTGGAGTAAACCCAGTGAAATAAATGCTCGTGTTCAACAAGCATTGCACAATGTAGATTATATTAAAAGAGATAATCCAGGAGCCAGTATAAAAGAGTTATGGCCCGAAATTAAAGATATGTTAGATGAATTGAAACTAACAGAATATCCTGGATATGAAAGAATTGTTAAACGAGTGCTTGCCTACGCCACGCAAGATTAAAGAATTCTAATATCTTAAACCACATCCAACCTATATCAAATTCCCACCACTTAGAACTTAGTTTAGGATTAGCTGGATTTTCATGATGATTATTATGTAATTCCTCGCCACCTATTATGATTCCCCATGGAACAATATTAGTGCTTGAATCGTCAGTATCGGTGTTACGGTAACCAAAATAATGTCCTAGGCCGTTAATAACACCAGCAGCCCAAAGAGGAATCCATAACATTTGTACTCCCCACACAATAAAACCAGCAAGGCCAAAAAGAACAAGGTCAATGACCAACATCAAAAGAATCCCTAACCAGTTGTGGGGAGTATAAATGTTACGTTCTATCCAATCGTCTGGAGTACCTGCTCCATACGAGTTGATCATATCTTTATCTTTAGCAGCTTGACTGTAAAGGAATGCACCATAAAAAAGTACATAAAAAATACCATATACTTTTGGGCTGTGTGGATCTTCTAATCCATCGGTAAATCTGTGATGCTTTCGATGTACGGCTACCCATTGTTTAGTTATCATGCCAGTGGTAAGCCATAACCAAAATCTCATAAAGTGTTTTGCCACAGGATGAAATTCGATTCCTCTATGTGCTTGACTACGGTGTAAAAAGAGAGTGACGCAGACTATGGTGATATGTGTCATCACCAGTGTTGCAATAATTGTATACATTAGTTACTTATCTACCTTGACCGCGGTATCGTTTAAAACTTTTCTTTTCTTGTTTATTCATAGTGCTTGTTTTAATTTTACCGCCTTGTTTGCTTAGTTTTACAATAGGAGTATGAGCTGCTACTCCGGTACCTTTTGCTTTAGCCATTTATTTCCCCTTCGTTATCTTTGCAATCTGGACATAGGCATTCATTACAATCGCAATCGTCTGTTAAACAACTATGTCCGCAATGTTTATGACATCCACAAGAGCATTTATTTGGTTTAATGTAAGACATATTATCTTCAAAAACATGCATTATAAATACACTCCTAGAGACTGTATTTATTTCCGCAGGATTTTATATGCCATTTCAAAAATTTGATGTTAAGATGCCTTCATTAGATGTAAGCAGAATTAAGGGTGATTATGTAGAACAATATGGAGATACTTTTACATCTTATTTTGTAAAAGATGTTGACTATGTTTTATCAGAATTTTCAAAAATTCTAGATTTTACTATACTTCCTGATTTTTATTTCTATGTCGAAGTTACAAAAGAAGGTGCTGGTCCGCACATAGATGAATCTAAAACTAGCTTAAATTATTATTTTGAAGGCTGTGAAGCAGAGACATTATTTTGGACTACAAAAAATGATGATAGCGGATTTTTGTGTCAAAATCAGATTAATAAACAATCTCAAGTTAAAACTTACTTCGAACATGAATTAATCTCCATTGGTTCATTTTGTGCAGAAGCAAATAGTCTGTACTTATTAGACATTTCTAAAATTCATTCTGTAAAAAAACGATCAGTACATAATGTAAGAAGAATTTTAAGATTTTTATGGGACAAAAATCATTTTGATGAAATCTCTTCTAGCATAAAAATTAAAAAATAAATATTTTATGGGTATAGAACAACTTTATTTTTTAGTTGGTTTTTTGTTAGGTGTGTTACTTACAGGATGTTTATTCATAGCTGGACTGATAATTTACTACGAATGGTTAGAAGAATCAAAAAAAAATTAAAATGATAATTTGTATTTGTCGCAATATAAAAGAATCCGATTTTAGTAGACAAGAAGATCTAATAGAACGTATAATGCAAGTAGATCATCAATGCGGTGAGTGTCAAAAGTATGTTCAAAAGTTAAAAGAATTGTTGTATGAAGTTGAATGAAAGGTATTCTGGACCCCGGTTCGACCCCGGGCAGGTCCACCAAAATAAATTATGATATATTATATTTTTATCTTATCGTTAGTAGTGTTTGGAGCAGTATATATTGCTCGTGATAAAACTTTGGACAAAGAAAAAGAACGAAATTGTGATTTATTCTGATGGGCCTGAATTTGGTTTCGACAGGGTAATGAGTAAGGATATGGACAACACGGTAGGCGATGACCGTAAATCAAGCAAAACTATAGATGCAAACGTATCTACATTCAAGTTCTGGCAAAGCCCAGTTAGCGTAGCCGCTAACGATGAAGCTTTTGCTTTAGCTGCTTAAGAAACAGCAGAACTTCGGGGCAACTATGCCTTGTTACCAAAAATAGTCTAAAAGGCACTTCGGTGCCTTTTAATTTCTATAAGTACGTAAATGGCAAATGTTATTTTATATAATCAATTAGGTTATAGACCCTTAGTTTGGAGAACGATAGGTTGCTATTTGTTGGCCAGATGGATTGAAGAAAATGGCTATACTTGCCAAGTAATAGAATTTACACACCTATTTGATCCTCAGGAATTATACGAATATACAAAGATGTTCGTAGACGATGACACTATATTAATAGGTGCAAGCAGTAATATGTGGTCAACTTATCGTTCTGAGTTAATGATGAACGTCCATGCAAGAAGTGTTCCTGATAATATATACAATGCCTTAAAAGAAATTAAAAAAGAATTTCCTAAAATTAAAACCGCAGTAGGTGGTCATCGAGGTTACCATGATATGCAAGGTATGGAAGTTTTTGACTTTAAATGTGTTATTGATTGGGGAGAAGATTGGTTACTAAATTTATTAGATGAGTTGTCAAACAAAAAAATAGGCACAAGATTAAAAAGAAATAAATTTGACTTTAATCATCATAGATTTATTTTTAAAGATCATGATTGCTTATTACCTAATGAAACAGTTCCTTTAGAATGGGGAAGAGGATGTATTTTTAAATGTCCTTTCTGTAAATATCCAAATTTAGGAAAAAAAGCAGGTACAAATGAAAAAGATGGTAGCTTGATGGTTGATGTCCTAACAGAGATGTATGAACGATACGGGACAACTAGCTATTATTTTTTAGATGAAACTTTTAATGCAGATAACGAACGATTAGAAACATTACACAAAGTTAGTCAACAACTGCCATTTAAATTAGAATTTATTTCATACAATAGGCCGGATTTATTAGATAAACATCCTCATACTATAGATCTTTTACAAGAGTCAGGTCTTAGAGCTACATTATTAGGCATGGAAACTTTTCATCCTGAAGCATCTAAATTAGTTTTAAAACCTTGGAGTGGAAGAAGAGGCAAAGACTTTTTATTGGAACTAAGAGAAAAATGGCAAAAAGTACACATTGATTGTAGTCTCATAGGAGGATTACCAGGTGTATCTAGAGAACATCATTTTGAAACAGGCGAATGGTTTTCAAAATCAGAAATTGGATTTTTTACCTGGAAACCATTAGTTATGATAAAAGGATCTGAAAGTTATCAAAGTACTTGGGAAGATAATGCTAAAAATTTAAAAATAGAATGGCCAGATGATTCTGAACCTTTTTTTTGGAAATGGGGTGAATATACTTATTTAGAGGCTTTTCAATTAACATGTGAACTTAATAGAGAATTTAAAGTACATGAACGACCGTTTGGATTTAGTTTAGGTGCATATACTACAGCAGGACTTAAAATAGAACAGATTGTTAATCATAAAATAAAAGATATTATTGCTTTAACAGGCGATTTATATGATTTAGAACAAAAATTGTTTGAAGAGTATAAATTACTACTAAAATCAAAAGCATAAAGGATAATGATGAATCATGCAGTAATCATAAGCATACAAACTGTATACATAACACGAAATCTTGGTGCTCACAAAATTGCCAGTTTTTTGAGACAGCAAGATTGGGATGTAGAAGTCATCGATTATGCCGGGTTAATACCAGTTGAATATATTACTAAAATTGTTAAAACTCGAATAAACAAAGACACTGTTTTTTTAGGATTTAGTGATACATGGGGTACTGTACATAATCTTGATTTTTCTGAACTTACAACATGGTTGAAGAAAGAATATCCTAGAGTAAAAATTATCACAGGCGGTCAAAAAATTACACAAGTATCTATGCCAGCCGACTATTATATAGAAGGATATGGAGAACATGCTATGCTAGAAGTGATAAAAAATATACTTGGTACTAATACAGAAAGATTGAAATATACATTATTTGGAAAAGGAAAACTTGTCAGAGCAACCTATGATTATCCTTCAATTTTTATGAAAGATCTAACTTTAAGATATGAAGATAGAGATTTCATTCAACCTCAAGAACAATTAGGTATTGAATGGAGTAGAGGATGTAAGTTCATGTGCGACTTTTGCGGATATCAACCTTTAGGAGTTAAAGGAGATAACTTTAGAGAAGTACAAAATTATGTAGATAATATGAATTATCTCTATGATAATTTTGGCGTAACTACTTTTTTCAGTGCAGATAGTACAGCTAATGTGAATCCTGAAAAACTTAAATTACTAGCAGAAGCTACACAACAACAAATTAAATTTAAACCTTGGATTACTGCCTTTACAAGAGTAGACTTAATGATAAGTCATCCCGAGACTTGGGAAGATATGATTGCCATGGGTTATGTAAGTCATACATACGGAATCGAGACATTTAATCATAAAAGCGGTAAGGCAATTAAAAAAGGTATGCATCCTGATAAAGTCAAGCAAGGTTTATTAGATATAGAAAAATATTTTTCTGAAAGAAGTTTCTATAGATGTAGAACATCTTTTATTTGCGGGTTACCTTATGAAACTTTTGATAGCTTTTTGAGTGGAATTAAATGGATTAGAGAAAATTTAAAATATTGTTCACCGGCATTTTTTCCTTTAAATATTTTTAATAGAAATAAATTAATAGGTAAAGATTCTAATGCAATTTCAGAAGCTTATGAAAAATACGGATATACAAATTTAAAAGAAGATAATGATGTAGACGATATTATAGACTGGGTAAATTACGAAACAGGAACAAGTTTTAAGGAAGCATATGACATCGTTATTAATCACCCGCTTTGTCATAAGTCTGAATCTTTAGTAAGCAATTGGTTAATAGGCGAACAACAATTAATTAACGATCTTTCATTTGAAGAAGCAGCTAATAAAAAATGGATAGACACTAGAGAAACTACTATCGGTTATGCCAATCGAGATTCGGACTTTTGGAAACAACCAGGAGTATACGAATACTTAAAAAAGTACGTAATTAACAAATTGAACTACGATAAGTGATAAATACAGTTATGTGCTAATATAACTCATGAAACCAAAAATAGCAATTTTCTTGCACCAACCCAAAGCTAGTATCCAAAGTGGTAATGGTATAATTTCTGCATTATCCTCCGAATACGAATTCAAAATGTTTACTAAACATGAACTCGAAAGAGGATTTTTTAAAGATGTGGATTGTATATGTTTTCCTGGTGGTATAGGCGATGCTGATAGTTATGACTATCTTCTAACACATCACACCAGAGCAATAAGAAGATTCGTAGAACGTGGTGGAAAATATCTTGGTATCTGTATGGGAGCTTATTGGGCAGATCAAGACTACTTTAATATATTAGACGGAGCAAGAACTGTACAATATATTAAACGTCCTGGCACAGACACACGTAGACCACACGCTAAAGCCATAGATATAAAATGGCAGCGTAAACCTTACAAGGCATTCTTCTATGACGGTTGTGCTATTGTAGGTGATCGTACAAAATTTAAAACCATAGCAACTTATGCTAACGGTGATCCTATGGCCATAATTCAAAACAACGTTGGATTAATTGGCTGTCATATGGAAAGTCAAAAACATTGGTATGATGATTATACTTGGATGCCTAAACATTGGCACAAAGGTACACATCATAAATTACTGTTGGACTTTGTTAATCAATTAATGCAAAAGTAATCTATTTGTAATATTTGCACACTTAAATACTAGCATGACTGCTAGGACTTACAGATCTATTTTTATCTCTGATATACATCTTGGAACTAAAGATTGTAAAGCAGGAGTGCTGAATAATTTTCTTAAACATAATACTTGTCATACTTTATATCTTATAGGCGATATAATTGACGGATGGAAAATTACACAAAATAAATGGCGTTGGAAACAAAGTCATACAAACGTTGTACGAAGAATCTTAGGTCATGCTAAACGTAATACTAAAGTTATCTATGTGTTAGGTAACCACGACGAATTTTTACGACCATTTCTGCAATACAATTTAAATTTCGGCATGATAGAAATGACAAATCAATGCGAGCATACAGGTGTCGATGGAAAACACTATCTTGTCATTCATGGCGATTTGTTTGATGGAATTACCAGATTAGCACCATGGTTATCATTTTTAGGAGACAAAGCATATGATTTTATCTTATCAACTAATAGTAAGCTTAATTGGTTCTTACATAGAATTGGTATTGGTTATTTTAGCCTTAGCCGTTTTCTTAAGCACCGCGTAAAAAAGGCAGTAGATTTTATTTTTCAATTTGAAAAAAATCTAGCAGGTTATTGTAAAAAGCGTGGGTTCGATGGAGTGATCTGTGGTCACATACACCATGCGGAAATCAAAGAAATAGATGGTGTTACATATATGAACGACGGCGACTGGGTCGAAAGTTGTACAGCACTTGTAGAGCATCACGATGGACGTTGGGAAATAGTAATATGGACACAGGAGAGCGATAATGTGGCTGATGATATTGATAGCGGTACACATCAACGATTCTAAAGATATACCTGGAAGAATTACATTGCAACTTCAAACACAACAGCAATGCGAACAGGTATTAAGTACTATGGAATATTGGTTAAAATTTGAAAATTTTAAGGTAGAAGGTAAATGTCAAAAGATACCCTAAGTGAAAAACTCACTATTATAATTCCCTGTAAAAATGAAGAACAATACATAGGCCATTTGCTTGATTCACTGCGACTACAAAAGATAGGCAACACAAGAGTAATTATTGCCGACTGTTCAACTGATGGCACCAGAGATATAATAACAAATAATCGTTCATTTCTTAATATAGAAATCATCGATGGTGGTCCTGTTTCTGTAGCAAGAAACAATGCAGCCAAGTTAGTCACTACACCTTATATTTTGTTTATAGATGCCGATGTGATATTTTTTGACAGCTTTACAATTCGTGATGCTGTATTTGAACTTGAGTTAGACAATCTAGACTTAATAGGTGCTAACATAAGATGCTATGAAAACGACTGGAAAGCAGAACTTAGTTTTTTTATTTTTAATAAACTCAATCATATTTTGAAACACTTTTCACCTTTCGCAGTAGGTGCTTTTATGCTTACTAGAAAAGACAAATTTGATGAGTTCGGAGGATTTCCTGAACAGTTTACAACATCAGAAGACTTTTTTTTATCATCAAAATATGATGTGAAAAAATTTAGAATTATTAATCATTATTATGGCCAGGACAGTCGCAGATTCAAAAAAATGGGTTATTTTGGAATGGCATGGTATATGATAAAAAATTTTATTAATTTAAAAAATCCTTCATATTGGAAAAAAACAATTCATAATAAGTATTGGTCATAGTCATATTTGTGTAATATTTGAGTAAAAAAGTTGTAATTTGTAACACGCTTGTAATATTTGTATGCTTAAATATTTGCTTGAAGCAGAGTCGCTTCATAATACTCAAATAGGAGACACACTATGCGAAATTTAATCGCAACCGTTTTACTAGCAGTATCCTCGTTAGCATCAGCAGCAGAATTTACTGGAGCAGGTGCTACATTCCCATTCCCAATTTACGCTAAGTGGGCAGAAGCCTATAAAGCTCAAACTGGTATTGGTCTAAACTATCAATCAATTGGCAGTGGTGGCGGTATTCGTCAAATCAAGGCCAAGACAGTTGACTTCGGTGCCAGTGACATGCCGTTGAAAAAAGAAGAATTGGACAAAGAAGGTCTTGTGCAATTCCCGGCTATCATAGGTGGTGTTGTACCAGTGTTCAATCTAGACGGTATTGCACCAGGACAACTCAAACTCACACCAGACATCATTGCTAACATTCATCTTGGCAAAATCAATAAATGGAATGATAAAGCAATCGCAGATTTAAATCCAGGCATCAGTCTGCCTGCTATTCCTATCGTGGTAATTCATCGTGCAGATGGTTCCGGCACTACATTTATCTGGACTAACTTCTTAAGCAAAGCCAATGCTGATTTTGCTAAAGGTGTTGGCGAAGGATCAGCTGTTAAGTGGCCAGTAGGCGTAGGAGGCAAAGGTAACGAAGGTGTTGCCGCACAAGTGCAACGTATCAAAGGTGCATTTGGATATGTCGAATACGCATTTGCAAAGAGAAACAAGATTCCTTATGCTGCATTAAAAAACCGTGATGGTAACTTTGTATTGCCAGATGATGGCACATTCAAAGCAGCAACAGCCAATGCAGATTGGGCAAATGCTCCTGGCATGTATTTGTTGCTAACTTGGCAAACAGGTAAAGATGCTTGGCCAGCCACAGGTGCTAGTTTTATTATCATGCACAAGCAACAAGCAGACACACTGACAGGTCGTGCAGTTCTCAAATTCTTCGACTGGTCATATAAAAATGGCGGTCAAATGGCAGCAGACTTAGAATATGTTCACATGCCAGCTGATGTAATCAAACTTGTTCAGGAAAATTGGAAGAAGGAGTTCCGTGGCCCAGACAATAACCCAATTTGGAAATAAGGACACAGACATGAAAAACTTAAAAAAATTAAGTCTTGCCATCGCTTTGACATTTTGTTTTGGTGCGGCACAGGCAGACGAATACATTGACACACTTAATATTCTTCGCGATAAGGGTATCTTAACACAAAAGGAATATAATGCTAAAATCCAAGCATACGAAGAACGATCAGAAAACAAAAAGTTCGCGGAACAAAGAATTGACAAAGACCTCCGTGAAAACTTTAACTACAGATTTGCAAGAGCCAACGACGGATCAGTTACAGAAAACGGAGTCGGACTTAAAAGCAAGGATGGAAACAATACCTTGCAGGTTACAGGTCGATTACACATGGACTATCGTCAGTACTCCCCAGATTACGGTACAGGTCAAACCACAGATTCGTATCAGAACTTAGCAGAAGTTCGTCGTGCTAGATTTGGTGTACGTGGACAATTCCAAAAGGATTTCAAATATGAATTTTCTGGTAACTTCGGTAACGATGTAGGAATGTCTTCAACATCGACTACGATGGATGTGGCCTGGGTAAACTATGCAGCCAACCCAGAACTACAATACCAATTTGGTTTATTTAAAATGCCGTTCAGTCTTGAACAGTTAACTAGTTCTAATAACATTGACTTCATGGAACGTAGCCTAGTTGGTCAAGTAGAGGGGGAATTTATTCCTGGTAAAGAAACTGGTTTTATGATACATGGTGTGCCTAAGGCTGGTTTAACCTATGCCGTTGCAGCAAGTCGTGGTCGTGCCAACAAAGACGCAGTATCCGATGGCTTTGATTACATCGGTCGTGTTACCACCAACATCGCTGAATTGCAAGGTAGTAAGGCATACATTGCTCACTTAGGTGCAGCTTATAGTACCGGAGAAATCAAAGGCGGAGTAACTCCTGCAAGTGGTAGAACAGAATCTCGTTCAGCTAATGCGTTCTTCACAGGTACTGCTCTAAGTGGTGTGACTGAACGCACACGCCAAGGTCTGGAAGCGGCTATCGCTTACAATGCCTTTAAAGTACAGAGTGAATATTTTAATTTCAAATATGATCCTACCACAGGTAGCAATCAAGAAATTAAAGGTTACTATGTACAAGCCGTGTACAATCTAACTGGTGAATCATTTAACTACAAAGATGGTGCATTTAGTTCAATCAAGCCAGCAAATGCTTTAGATAAAGGTGGTCGTGGTGCATGGCAAGTTGGTGTGCGTATGAGTGAGTTTGATGCCGGTGACATCGCTGTTGCTACTGGTAAAACCAATCGTGCTACAGCAATGACCTATGGTCTAACTTGGTTTGCAACTGATAATCTTCGCTTTATGTTGAACTACGTTGATACTAAATTTGATAGTTTAGTAGGCAGTTCAGGTAGTCGAGTAAATGGCGACAGAGCAGTAATGTTCCGTAGTCAGCTAAACTTCTAAATCGAGCACACATATAGAGTGCTGCGGGAACTCGTAACCCGCATAAAAGACCCTCTGGGTCTTTTTTTACGATTATACACATATACAATATTTGAGAACTACCTATTAAATATAATAAGTTGGGAGCGAATCAACTATGAAGAAGCAAATTATAACAATAACAATATGGGCATTTATGGCAAACACCTATGCCCAAACATATGACAGTAGCAGTTTAGTAGATACAAATAGCACAAGTACAAGTACTAGTACAGTTAATTCTAATAGTACCAGTACGAGTACCAGCACAAATGTAAACACCACAGACGTAAACAGTACAAGTACAAATACCAATAATAACAATAATACCAGTACTAGTACAAACACTAACACAAACTATAACGTAAACAGCGGTACTCAAACTTTTAATAATAATAATGTGAACACTACTACTAGTACTAACACTAATACAAATGTTAATACTGGTGATATGACCAATCGTAATATCAACACTGGTGATATGACCAATCGTAATGTACAAAGTGGTGGCTTAAACAATACTAATGTTAATACTAATAATAATATCAATACTGGTGATATGACTAATCGTAATATCAACGATAGTACCATTACACAGAAAGTTATACAACCTCCTCCTACAGCAATTGCACCAGCAATGATGAGCGGAGGTAATAATGACCTTTGTACCACAGGAACCAGCGGAGCATTACAAACACAAATATTAGGTATTAGTTCTGGTGGAACTGTTCGTGATATGAATTGTGAAAGATTAAAGTTAAGCAAAACACTTTACGATATGGGAATGAAGGTTGCTGCTGTGGCAACAATGTGTCAGGATCGTCGTGTGTTCGATGCAATGTGGAGTGCAGGCACACCTTGTCCATATGATGGAAAAATTGGTGATGCGGCAAGAGAATTATGGGAACAAAATCCTAATAAGATTCCTAAAGTAGAAGTGGTAAAATCAGATGATACATATAAGAAATTGGGCTTCGGCGCTCTTATTGGCGCTGCTGTCTTTGCACTGTTCGGTCTCTAATGCACAGGTAGACTATACTACAGGTAACCTGATCAACAATAACAGTTGGTCAGGAGTTACCTACGGTAGTCATCCTTACAATTGCTGTACTGGAGGAGCAGGTGCTCTTTATGAAAACAGTACAGGAACAATACACTTTAGCTATGGACAGGCTAATGTAAGTCAAAGCATAGGAATACAATCTGCTTTGGCTAATTCAGGTAGTGGAATTACAGTTACTGGTTACAACTATACATATGATATTAGAAATATGAACGGTTGGGCAGGAGGACAGGCCGGTACAGACACATTAACTGCCACTGTTAGGATGACCAACAACACAGGTAGTACATTAGATCAAGTTATCAATACCTACAATACACAATTTGATTGGACTACATTTAGTGGTTCACGTACACTAACGTCTGCTTCGGCATTAGCATCTAGTGGTAATTTAAGTATTACATTTAGCGGCAAAGACGGCGGTTTCTGGGCAGGTTACTATGGACCACAAGTACGTAATGTTGGACTTAGTCTAAACTATGGCGTAGATCCTTGTGCTACTAATCCTGCCTATAGTACCAGCTGTTCAGGATTTAGTTCAGTATTAGAAACTACTAACCAGGTACCTAATCCTACCGCAGCAGTCAGTTGGAATGCTTTTATTGATAATAGTTTTGCTATACAGACAGCATTAGCTCAAGGAGGTACTGGATTACTAGTTCACGGTTTTAATTATGGTTATCGTGCTAACAGTGGAGGACCATACTGCGCTTTTTGGGCAATATTTTGTTTCGATAATAGAGATCCGTATGCACAGATAAACGTAAACATTACGTCAAACACCGGACAAAGTTTATATAGCATAACCAGAACACATTCTGATATTAATCCTACGGACTTTAGTTACCAATATAGATTTCCTACTAGTAAGACGTTAGGCACATTAGGTAATTTTAATTTTACAGGATATGCAGCAGACAACGCCGGCATAAGCAATATGTGGGCTACTATACTGTATACTCCAGATCAATGTATTATTAATCCTTTAAGCAGTCCAACTTGTCCAGGATATAATGCAGCTTATGCTGCTTCAATAGCAACAAGTAGTTCTTCTACTAGTATACCTACAGTGACTTACAATACAAGTTCAGGTTATACTAGTATAGCACTTGCACCCGATAGTACAAGAACAGACCCTACAGTACAAAATGCTGGAGGTGTAGAACTAACTACTACCGGAACTATTACAGCTCCAGACGGAATTCCTACTGTAAGCCGTGAAGCAGTATCTACAGCTAATAATCAAAGTCAGACACAAGAAAGAGAAAAAAGAGAAGTAAATCCTAATGCATTAACGACTGCTCTTAATACTGTAAGACGTAATGCAGAAAGAGAACAAAGTATTGTAAGAGATATTCTGCAAAAAAATGAAACAGCAGCATTGCAAACTCGTGCTAATCAAGATGCATTAGTAGGAGATTTAGTTAGTAAAACACAAGAACAAAGTCAGAGTATAGCATTAGCTGCCACTGTGTCATCTGCTCTAAGTATAACAACTAATTCAAGTAGACAAAATTCAGAACAGCAGCAGAATAAGAACGAGGATCCAAGTGGTGCAAACTTTAGTGTATTTGGACCTACTAATAATATTCAAAATAATTTACAACCTCGACTACCAGAAACTACTAGTAAAGAAACTTCAGGAAGTTCTGTAAATAAAAATGTACAACCTAATCAGGCTGCTGGCAATGTCGATATTGCCGCTATAGCACAAACGCCTCAAGGTTTTGAATTATATATGAATGGTATGCGTGACGGACAATTTTACGCACCTAAGGAAATATATAAGGGTCAACGAACAGTAGATAACGCAAGAGCCGAGCGTTTCTTAAACGGCAAGAGCGACGTTCTACATCAAATGATGATTGAACAACAGTATAACATAGGAAATTAAAGGAGCAGTATGAATTTCATAATTAAAATGCTTTCAGGTGAAGGCGAACAAAATCTAAGTAGTAAGAGAGTCATTACATTTTTGGCTTTTCTTTTAATTGTAGTAGGATTCTTTGCAGAGTTATTTTTTCAATTAAAAGTAAGTACGCAAATGTTTGATGCTATTGTGTACATAGTATTAGGCGGGTTAGGATTTACTGCTTCGGAAAAATTTGTAAACAAGGATAAAAAATGAGCGACAAAAATATAGACGAACAAGTAGATAAATTAGAAGAGGCCGCAGAAAAATATGCCAGTGCTAATACTGTGATTAGTATTGGCGGCTATAGTTTTACTCCGGCAAAGTTAATGATTGCAGGTACTATAGTCAGTACAATACTTGGCGGACTTTACGGTGCATTTGAAGTATACAAAGACTATATGGATATGAAAGATAAGATTGCTAACTATGTAGCGCCTGATTTAAGTGAGCTTGAGAAAAAGTTAGAAGTTATAGAAGCTAATGTAAACAAGAGTACGGAGTATACTCAAGATATCAAAAACGATTTAAAAAATGATATACGTCGTTTAGAAACTGTAGTCGAAAATGTAGAGCGTAGTAGTAAGAGCGGTCTTCGCGATGCTGACCAAACTGTTAACTCGACTAAAAAAGAAGTAGATTTAGCGGTTAAGGAAATACGTAAAGAAAGTGATAATGCTATTAAAGATATACGTCGTTATTCAGATCAAACTATTAAAGAAATTAATCAAGAGCTAACTCGTAATCAAAAAGAAACACAACAAGAAATCAAACAACTTCGACGAGAAGTAGATGATAAAATCAAAAAGGCCTTGGATAACCCATTAGCCAACTAATAAATTAAAGGGCTCACAAGGCCCTTTAATTTTGTCTATTGCTCCTATAGAAAAATACCATAAAGAATCTATTGAAATCGCTTGATTTATAGATTAAATAAAAGTATAATATTAAGACAGTTTTAAACTGCACCATTTACACACAAGGAGACCAAAATGGAAAAACTAGTAGGAACTAAAACCGAACAGCATTTAAAGGATGCATTCGCAGGAGAATCAAAAGCTAACCGTCGTTATTTGTATTTCGCAAACATGGCTGACATTGCAGGTGCTACTGATGTAGCCAACATCTTCCGTCATACCGCAGAAGGTGAAACAGGCCATGCTCATGGTCATATGGAATATTTGATCGAAGGTGGCAGCGGCGATCCAGAAACTGGATTACCAGCTAAAGATATTGTACAAGCTCTTGAAAGTGCTATTCATGGCGAAACACACGAGTATACTGATATGTACCCTGGTATGGCACGTGATGCACGTGAAGAAGGCTTTGATGAAATTGCTGACTGGTTCGATACTCTTGCTAAAGCAGAACGTAGCCACGCTGGTAAGTTTCAGAAAACTCTTGACGCTTACAAAGCAGACAACGCTTAATTTGTAGTATTTAATAGGGGACCTAGTCCCCTTTTTTTCTCTAAGGAATAAAAATGTTAACACACAGTGATTTACACTCATTAGAAGAATACAGTCGAATCCGTAACGACTTTAAACGTATAGCAGTAAACCATCGTAAGCATCGACAGGTACAATTAGGTAATCATATGACCTTACATTTCGAGGATCGTGTAACTGTCAAATATCAAATACAAGAAATGCTGCTAATTGAAAAAACATTTACCTCTGAAGGTATTCAGGATGAATTAGATGCATATAATCCTCTCATACCTACTGGTACTAATCTAAAAGCGACTTTGACTATAGAGTATAGCAATCCAGAAATACGTGCGGCTAAATTAGAAGAATTACATCGTGTAGAAGATAAAATCTATATCAAAGTAGAAGGACATCAACCAGTGTATGCTATTGCGGATGAAGATATGGATCGTTCAAACGATACTAAAACTGCTGCTGTACATTTTTTACGTTTTGAACTAACACCAGAAATGATCAAAGACATGTGTGATTCAGATACTGCGTTTACTGTAGGAGTTGACCACCCTACCTATAATGAGTACACTAGAGTAAATACTTTGACTAAGGAAATGTTAGTCAAGGATTTTAATGAAAATAGTATCTTGGCATGATTGGTTAGAAAAGTATATCCCCTATTACGAAATCGATAGGCAACGTAGTAGATTTTTGGATAACCCGCCCGAAGTAATCCTAATTATAAATCCTATAGACAGAGTAGAAACTAATCTAAAGAACGGCATCAATTGGAGTAATTGGGATACTTGTCACAATCAAATTGTAGATACAGGATATAAGATGGCTCCAATATTTCTAGAACGTGATACGCATGGAAAATGGTATTGGGCATTTTGGAGTCGAGACGAAGCATTACTAACAGTAATTAAATTAAGCTAAATTTTTACTTAGATTCTTTTAATGATTATCAGTATGTATTTTTACCGTTTTTTAAGGTAAAATACAGATACATACAATTGTAGTATGTTTAATTTGAAAGGAAACATTATGTGGACTAAGCCAACAGCAACTGATATGCGTTTCGGTTTTGAAATCACTATGTATATCGCTAATCGTTAATTAGTATACACACAGTTAAAAAGGACTCTACGGAGTCCTTTTATTTTATATGAAAGTGTTGTTCTAACTGATGAAGATTTTGTTCAGTTGTAAAAACATTAAACACAGCAAATATAGCAGTTTGAAAACTGAATACAGCATGTTTCTTTCTAGTGTTAATATAATACCAGCGTTGATCCTGTAATTCTAAAATTTTATCATCTTCCAACCAAACGAAGTCGATTGGACTACAATGTTCTACGGTATATATAATTCTAAAAGTATTCGGATCTACATCCCTATGCCACGGAAAAAAGCCACCAGGTGGTAATTTAATATAGTGACATCTTCCTACAGTAAATCTATTTAGAAATTCTTTAAACGGAAATGAATGTTTAGTTTGAATAGCGAAGTCTTTTTCCTGAAGATGTGTTCCATTTTCACGATTATATTCTAGTACACTGTCCAGGTCTGGAACACCAGTGTCGTTGCCATCCATGCTGGTAATACTACAACCATATCGTTCAATTTTTTTTCTAGGATTATAACGAACCCAATTCAATGTTGTTAAATCAATAACATCAACGGGTATTGACAATTCGATGCAATCTTCGTATACTGTTAAATTATTCATCACTTATTTAATTGTTAATTTCTAATGTTGTAAAAAAGCCACATTTCAGGGCAGTTATTGACATAAGATATAAATACTCATATAATAGGACATAGTTACTTGTTGCACAGATAGCAACTTTGCCAAAAAAGCAAAAAGTTGTTGACAACAAGATAAATTACCTATATAATAGGTTACATAAATTATTTTTTAGGAACAAAAATGCAATTCACGAAGCATATGACAGTCAAAACGATAGCCAAGCAGGAGAGCTTTGTGCCCTCTTATTGGTCAGCGATTGATTGCATTATTAATCGTGAACTAGGGATGGGGTCCATGGAGGATCGTGTAAGTTAACAAGATTACACACAAACTTCAAAGGACCCCAGGATTAAAAACCCTGGGGTTTTTGTTTATGCAGTGAGTGTATAGGGAACGCGACCCTGCTGGCACTTTAAACATCGGCTATAATGAGGGCGGCCTACCGGATGATAAGTTCCTGGCGGTAACGGGAATGTGTAAAATGGTAGCGTAGTAAAGTGTACTATATGATCTAATAGTACATATTATGTAGAAGATCCGACGACTTCGTCGGTATGTGGGTACGAGTCCCACTATAGTACACTTTACTACACATTCTTCATTCGCCCTTCGACGGCGTCTAAAACCATAGGGGAGAGTGTTAAGGGTGTTTAGTCCCGTAATGGTATCGGGGGCGGACTGTAAATTCGTTGTCTTTGGCCTTCTCTGTTCGAATCGGAGAGCACCCACCAAACAATTCCGGAGTAGTATAATGGCAGTGCGGCGGTCTCCAAAACCGTTAGTGGGGGTTCGATTCCCTCCTCCGGAGCCAAACAAGGCTCGTTCATATAAAGGTCATTATGCTGGACTGTCTATCCGGACACAGGGGTTCGATTCCCCTACGAGTCGCCAATAGTAGCAACATTTTACAAGGAGAAA